CATCACTCGGCATCACAGTCGGCATCGACAAGGTCCGTGATGCCTGCGAATCGGCCCGGCAGAACCCCGCTGAAGAGAACGCCTTCCGGCAGCTCCGGCTGAACCAATGGGTCAAGCAGGCAATACGCTGGATGCCGATGGAGAAATGGGATGCCTGCGCGTTCCCGGTCGACCCGAAAGACCTGGAGGGACGCGTCTGTTACGGCGGGCTCGACCTCTCCTCCACCACGGATATCACGGCATTTGTGCTGGTGTTCCCGCCGGAAGATGAAAATGACAAATATAGCATCCTGCCGTTTTTCTGGATACCGGAGGAAAATGTGGACATCCGCGTCAAACGGGATCATGTCAATTATGACCTCTGGAAACAGCAAGGTTTCCTGCAGACAACCGAAGGCAATGTCGTCCACTACGGTTTTATCGAGAGCTTCATTGAAGGACTCGGCACCCGCTACAACATTCGGGAAATCGCCTTCGACCGCTGGGGCGCAACACAGATGGTCCAGAACCTTGAGGGCCTTGGCTTCACCGTTGTTCCCTTCGGACAGGGCTTCAAGGATATGTCGCCGCCGACCAAAGAACTCATGCGGCTGACGCTGGCCGGGCAACTTGCCCACGGCGGTCATCCGGTGCTCCGCTGGATGATGGACAACATCTTCATTCGCACGGACCCGGCCGGAAACATCAAACCCGACAAGGAAAAATCGACGGAGAAGATCGACGGCGCTGTCGCAACAATTATGGCGCTGGATCGAGCGATAAGATGTGGCATCGCAAGTGGAAACTCCGTTTACGACGAGCGTGGCATCCTCTCGTTCTGAAAGCTGCAGCCTTTATTTGATGGTCTGCTGTCATACAGCCTCACTTATCCTACAAAAACATACCAAATCTGCAGTTTTTATGATACTATAATAAAAAACGCAGGAGGGATGTACCAATGGCTACTATTACAAAAGATATGGTTCAATGCGCTTATGAAATGGGAATTAAAGTATCCCGAGGGGAAATGGCCCGTACCGATGCCAAATCAGAAGTAAATCGCCGTACCGGCATGGATTTTGGTTCTGCTGGTGACTATATTAATGCTCTGCAGTGTATGTTGGACGGTCAGGTTTACAAACGCACGATCAACAAATACGCGACCGAGTATTATCTTGTCCATATCGGTGAAGATTTCGGGCGAGACAAACAGCGGCTAGCCGCAAGTGCAGTTTCCGCCCATGTACAATACTACCGAGACATCCACGCTTATCTTGCCAGTGCTGATGAACTGGCCCGGCGTTATAAATAGTAAACTCTCTACTATATGAAGCATCTGCCCGATCAATCTTGGGTAGGTGCTTTTTTCATGCGAATTTACAGGAGGAAACCTATGGGAATCAAAGAGTTTTTCCACTTTGGCAGGGCGCGGGACAAGCCCAAAAACTACTACAGCGGCACGGATTACCGGTTTCTGTTCGGGCCAACCACGAGCGGCAAGAATGTGAATGAGTTTACGGCGATGCAGACCACAGCGGTTTATTCCTGTGTCCGCATCCTGTCGGAGGCCATCGCGTCCTTGCCGCTCAACATTTATCGATATAAGGCAGCGGGCAAGGAGCGCGTCTACGATCATCCGCTCTACCACATTCTGCACGATGAGCCGAACCCGGAAATGACCTCGTTCGTATTCCGTGAAACTCTCATGAGCCATCTGCTCATCTGGGGAAACGCCTACGCGCAGATCATCCGGGACGGGGCCGGCCGGGTCGTGTCCCTTTATCCACTGCTGCCCGACAAGATGCAGGTTTACCGGGATGATAGCGGTGAGCTTTACTACCTCTACACCAAAAGCAGCGATGAAAATCCGAACTTGAGGCAGTATGGGCAGGCCCGTCTCTCCCGGTACGACGTACTCCATATCCCCGGACTTGGCTTTGACGGCCTTGTTGGCTACTCGCCGATTGCGATGGCAAAAAATGCAGTCGGTATCTCACTGGCCTGTGAGGAGTACGGTGCCAGTTTCTTTGCTAACGGCGCAAACCCCAGTGGTGTGCTGGAGCATCCGGGTATTCTGAAGGACCCGGCCAAGGTGCGCGACTCGTGGAACGAGGTCTATCGCGGCTCCGGTAATGCACACAAGATTGCCGTTTTGGAGGAAGGCATGAAATATACGCCGATCTCCATTTCACCGGAGGAAGCGCAGTTTCTCGAAACGCGGAAGTTCCAGATCGACGAGATCGCACGGCTCTACCGCATCCCGCCTCACATGGTGGGCGATCTCGAAAAGTCCAGCTTCTCCAACATCGAGCAACAGTCTCTCGAATTTGTGAAATACACGCTCGACCCGTGGGTGATCCGCTGGGAGCAGAGCCTGATGCGCTCGCTTCTCACTCCTGCCGAAAAACAGCAGTATTTCATCAAGCTGAACGTGGACGGGCTTCTGCGCGGTGATTATCAGAGCCGCATGAGCGGTTACGCCACCGGCAGGCAGAATGGCTGGCTCTCCGCCAACGATATCCGGGAACTGGAGGACCTGAATCCCATCCCAGCCGAGGAAGGCGGTGATCTCTATCTTATCAACGGCAATATGACCAAATTGAAAGACGCCGGCGCATTCGCCAATATGGGCAGCGCCGCTCAAGGAAAGGAAGATAAACGATAATGACCAACAGAAAAACAAATCCAGAAATACATGCTGATATCTGCTCCGAACTAAACGGCCTCTACCGCCAAAAAAATGCCGACTACGGCGATAGCTTCGGCGAGACGTTCCGAAAGCTCGGACTCGTGAGTGCGATTACCCGAATAACAGACAAAGTCAATCGCCTGCAGGCACTTTGTACCCGTGCGGCAGAGGTGAAGAGCGAGTCAATCCGTGACACACTACTCGACCTCGCCAATTATTCAATCATGACCATTATCGAGCTTGACGCATCAGGCAACACACAGCGAGGAGGTAACCATACGTGAAAAGGAAATTCTGGAACTGGGTAAAGAACGATGCTCCTGACGAATTCGGCAGCGAGCGCACGCTCTTCCTGAACGGCGAGATCAGCGACGAGACCTGGTACGGCGATGAAGTCACTCCGCAGATGTTCAAAGACGAGCTGAACGCGGGCCGCGGCAACATCACGCTCTGGATCAACTCGCCCGGCGGCGACTGCTTCGCGGCGGCGCAGATTTACAATATGCTCATGGACTACAGAGATGATGTCACAGTCAAAATCGATGGAGTCGCGGCTTCGGCCGCTTCCGTCATCGCCATGGCCGGCACCAAAGTCTGTATGTCGCCGGTAGCCATGCTGATGATCCACAATCCGGCGACTGTGGCTATCGGCGACGAGGGCGAGATGCAGAAAGCCATCGATATGCTCGCCGAGGTCAAGGAAAGCATCATGAATGCCTACGAGATCAAGACGGGCCTCTCCCGTACGGTAATTTCGCACCTCATGGATGCGGAATCGTGGTTCAATGCCAAGAAGGCTGTGGAGCTCCATTTTGCCGACGAGATTCTGTTCTCGGAAGCCGAAAAAGAAGATCTGCCGGACGATATGGAGGCCATGATGTTCTCCCGCGCGGCGGTAACGAACTCGCTGCTTTCAAAGCTCATACCGAAAAAGCCTGAAAAGCAGGCAGAACCGAAGGTTCCTATTTTGCAACTCGATAAACGACTGAGCCTGCTGGCTCACTAAAATTAGGGAGGATTTACTTATGAATCAGATTTTGGAACTCAGAGAAAAAAGGGCAAAGGCGTGGGAAGCTACGAAAGCGTTTCTCGACACCAAGCGTGGTGCGGACGGCCTGATCTCCGCCGAGGATTCCGCGACCTATGACAAGATGGAAGCCGATGTCGTGAACCTCGGCAAGGAGATCGAACGTCTTGAAAAGCAGGCCGCCATTGACGCGGAGCTCGCAAGGCCAACTTCTTCTCCGCTCACCAATCTGCCGGGCAATACGCATCCCGCAAAGGAAAAAACCGGCCGCGCTTCCGATGCCTACAAAAAGGCGTTCTGGGACAGCATCCGCAAGAAGAACTACTACGACGTGACCGACGCGCTCGCTATTGGCACAGACACCGAGGGAGGCTATCTCGTGCCGGACGAGTTTGAGAAAACACTCGTTCAGGCCCTGCAGGATCAGAACTTCTTCCGCACTCTTGCCACCATCATTCAGACCTCCAGTGGTGAGCGAAAGATCCCTGTCGTCACCGGTCATGGTGAGGCGGCATGGATGGACGAGGGCGGTCTGTATCCGGAGAGCGACGACACATTCGGCCAGGTTACTATCAGCGCATATAAGCTCGGCACCGCCATCAAGGTTTCTGAGGAGCTCATCAACGACAGCGTGTTTGATCTCGAAAGCTATATTGCCGCTGAGTTTGCCCGCCGTGTCGGTACCAAGGAAGAGGAAGCCTTCATTACCGGAAATGGCACCGGCAAGCCGACCGGTGTGTTTACATCTGCCGAGAGTGCAGTCACCACGGCCGGCACGACTATCACCTTTGACGATGTCATGGACCTGTACCACTCGCTCCGCAACGTCTACCGCAATAAGGCCGTATGGATTCTGAATGATACCACGGTGAAAGCGCTACGGAAGATCAAGGACAACAACGGCAACTATATCTGGCAGCCGTCCGTGCAGCTTGGCCAGCCCGACATGATCCTGAACCGTCCGTACTACACCAGCGTTTTTGCACCAGATATTGCGGCGGGCAACAAGGTCATCGCGTTCGGCGATTTCTCCTATTACTGGATCGCCGACAGGCAGGGCCGCAGCTTCAAGCGCCTGAACGAGCTCTACGCTCCGAACGGCCAGATCGGATTCCTTGCCAGCGAGCGCGTCGACGGCAAGCTCATCCTGCCGGAGGCGGTCAAGACGCTTGCAATTAAGAGCGCATAACTGATACGGCCGCCTGCTGAGAGAAAACTCCCAGCAGGCGGCTCACTTGTGGAGGTGATCCTATGCCAGTAACACTGGAGGAAGCAAAAACCTATCTGCGTGTGGATTCCGGCGATGAGGACGGCCTGATTTCCGACCTTCTTTCCACAGCCATGCAGCTATGCCGTGATGTAGCACGCATCGATGACACCGTACTCAATGAAAACGCAGCGATTACCCGTATCGCCGTCCTGTACACGGTCGCTTATCTTTATGAGCACCGGGAGGAAGCCGATCACCAGACGCTCCTGCTCACGCTCCGGGCGCTGCTGTTCGGCGTCAGGAAGGAAGCATTTTGATGGACATCGCGGCACTGAATGTGGAGGTTACCTTCCAGAAGAATACGGTTGTGACCGACGAGGTCGGCAACCACAAAAACACATGGGAAGATTACTTCACCTGCCACGCCACGGTCGGAACCGGAACGGGTACGGAGGCCACCGGCGCGGCTACGGTAAATCCGGAGGAGTCCATGGATTTCACCACGCGCTGGTGCAGCGAGCTTGCCGCCGTGGAGTCTACCAAATACCGGATTCTCACGCAGGGCAGGATTTACGACATCGTGTATGTTAATCCGATGGGTTACAAACGGAATAGTCTGAAATTTAATTGCAAGCTGGAAAAGAGGTGACGCCTGTGTCAAAGGATATTGTCAGCATCGACGGAATGACCGATGCCATCATGAAGGATTTAACGGAATATGCCTCTGTCGCCACCGATGATATGAAGCAGGCGGTCAGGGATGCCGGGAACACGGTCAAAAAACAGATACAGGCCAACGCGCCTGTGGACACCGGTGCCTACAAAAAGAGCTGGACGGTCACAAAGGTATCGGAGAATTCCAGCAGTCTGGACCTTGTGGTCCACTCCAAAAAT